TTCTTTATTCCATGATTTTTCTAACGCAGTTATTTGATGCGCGTATGGTTTTGTTTTAAATTTATAGTTCATAATATTTCTTCTTTCTATTGACTAAGATAGCATAATCATATAACCATAGTCAACAAGAAAGTTATGGAAAATACAGTATATATAATTCAAGAATTACCCGGTACTAAAGCAGGTGCTCCTAAGTTTAATATTATGGGTGCGCAAAAATATGGTACTTTAAAAACATTATTACCAGAACACTCACAAATTATTTTGTCTCCAGGACCTTTAATTTTTAAATTAAGGAAACTTTTAGATAGATATACTACTAAGGATTTCTTACTACTTACAGGCGATCCCGCAATTATAGGTGTTGCGTGTTCAATTGTGGCAGATAAAACTGGTGGTAAATTTAATCTATTAAAATGGGATAGACAGGAAAAAATGTATTACCCAATAGAAATTAATTTATATGAAAAAGGAAATCTCGAAGAATAAGCTTGACATAGGATATTATGACATTATATTAGGAGAATTAATAACTACGACTACTAGAAAGGTAAAAAGAAAATGAGTATAAATTTAGAAGAAGACAAAATCGATTCATTGGCAAATGCAAATACCAATGACATCAAAGAACTATCCAATCAGGTTATTAAATTAAGAGACCTTGAAGATGAGTTTGTTTCCAAAGAAGAGGAATTAAAAAATTAAAAATGATATGGATGTTTTATCAGGGGAAGTTATTCCTACGATGATGACAGAAATGAACATATCAAAATTCAGTTTATCAGACGGTGCTGGCGTAGAAGTCAAACCCGTCTATGGTGCTTCAATTTCTATAGCTAAGAAAGAAGAAGCATTCAACTGGCTTCGTAACAACGGCTTGGGTGATCTTATTAAAAATGAGATTACTGTTTCCTTTGGTCGTAACGAGGATAACAAGGCAGCAGAATATGCTGGCCTTGCACAAGGTCAAGGATATCAACCCGTCCAGAAATTAAAGGTTGAGCCCATGACACTTAAAGCGTTAGTTCGTGAGCGTCTCGAATCTGGAAAAGAGATGCCCACGGATTTATTTAATGTGTTCGCAGGAAACCGAACCAAAATAACAAGGAAATAATAAAAATGAACAAAGAACCAACAATAAAAGAAAACACTGCATTGTCCACGAATGTTAATTTCGAAGCTGATGCAACTATTCAAACTGGAATGATAACACAAGAAGATCTTGCGTTACCTTTCCTTAAAATACTAGGCCAACTTTCTCCTGAAGTAAACAAGAGAGATGGTAAGTATGTCCAAGGAGCAGAACCTGGAATGATTTATAATTCAGTAACAGGTGAACTTTTTGGTGGTGAAACTGGAGTCCCAGTGATTCCATGTTACTACAAACTCGAATACGTTGAGTGGAAAGATAGAGGAAAAGATGGATCTGGTGCGCCAGTAAAAATCTACCCTTCGTCTAGTGACATTATGACTAAGACTACAAGAGGTGGTGACTTTAAAGATAGATTACCTAACGGTAATTATATTGAGAAGACTGCGCAACACTTTGTAGTAGTAGGAAGTAGCTCACCAACAACTGCATTAATTGCCATGAAATCTACACAATTAAAGATTAGTAGAAAATGGAATAGTATGATGCAGAGTATTAAAATGCAGGGAAAAAATGGGTTGTTTACCCCTGCAACTTTTAGCCATCTTTATCAGCTAAAAACTGTACAACAGTCTAACGACAAAGGTACATGGTTTGGTTGGGAAGTGAGTAAAAATGGTCCTATTGAAGACGCAGGTATGTATCAACAAGCCAAAAGTTTTTCTGAAAGTATCTCTAAAGGAGATGTTGAAGTTAAGCATGGTGAGGATGATACAGCTAAAGCTTCTGATGGAGCAGCTCACTACTAAATAAAATTCCCTATCCGGTGGGAATAACTCGGGGCGTGAAGGGAGACTGGATCGCCCCACAATAAAGATGGAAATGGAAAAAAGATATATAGAAATATTCACAGGTCTAAAAAGAGACTATGGTTACGCAGACATAACTTCTGCATTCAAAGATCCTTCAACAGGAAAACTAAAATTAAAATATGGCTGGGCAGCTAAAGAATTATTAGACTCTGATTACATAGCCCATCTAGAAGGTAAAAAATCTATAGGAGTTCAACCCTGTAATGACGATGGCCTAGCACACTTTGGTGCAATCGATATAGACTCAGATGAGTATGACAACTTTGATTTAAGAAAGTATTTAGAAATTATTGATAAGAAAAACATTCCAGTAGTTCCGGTTAAATCTAAAAGCGGTGGTCTTCATATATATGTGTTCTTTAAAGAACCTGTTAAAGCTAGCTATGTTAGAAATTTTTTAGATAAATTATTGTTTACATTTGGCTTAAAGGCTTCTACAGAAATATTTCCTAAGCAGACTCAGTTGGGAATGGGATCAGATGGTAAATTTATCAACGGTAATTTTATTAACTTACCTTACTATAACCGTAATGAAAGAGTTGGTTTAAACTTAGATGGTACGGAGTTTACCTTGGAACAGTTTATAAAAGTTGTCGAGGCTAACAGAAAAACAAGAGAAGAACTAGAAGAATTTGCAACAGAGTTGATGAGATTAGAGTTGACAGGAGGTGCAGATGAGTTTGCAGATGGGCCTGTTTGTTTGCAAAGACTTTCTAAATCTAAGTTAGATGATTACAGAGATAGATTTATTTATAATTACATGGTGTTTGCTAAAAAGAAATACCCAGATAATTGGGAAGAGAAACTTTTAGAAGGCGCTAGAAATTATATTGTTTATGATAATATTTGGGGTGATGAGAAAGTAAAACAAAAGATTAAAGCTTATAAAAAAGACACGGCAGGACATACTTGTTCAGAAGAACCGATTGTTAGTATGTGTGTTAAATCAGAATGTTTAAAAAGAAAGTTTGGAGTAGCTTCAGATAAAGTTAAAAAGTTCCCTGCACTTTCTGCCTTAATAAAAATAGATTATTCACCAGAACCAGAGTTTAGATTCACTGTTCATTATGTTGATAAAATTGAAGGAGAAGCCTCTCAACAAATAATAGCTAAAGATATAAATTACATCATGGACCAGGAAAAATTAAGAAGATTAATAGGAGCCCACACACCTATTCCACCACCACGGATCAAGGGTGATGATATGCAGAATGTTTTAGACGTTCTTTGGCAAGGAATGAAAACAGAGAAAGCTCCTCCAGGAACTTCTCCAAAAGAAATCTTACATAAACATTTAGAAGATCATATCTATGGCGTGCCTGCAGTGAGTGATGCTTCCTTTAGAAGTGGTAGTACTTTAATTGACGATGGCTACGCTTATTTTGTGTTTGATCCTTTCTATAATTATTTAAAGAATAAAGAATGGAAATCTAAAATAGATAGAACGGGTCAAATGATGATTGATTTCTTTGATGCTAAATTAAAAGATCTAAAAAGATATCCTAAAAAAGAAACAGAAAAAAAATCACATAACCCTGTCAGGTGTGTGAAAATATCAATAGCTCATTTTCCAAAAGAGGAAAATAAAGTTGAACTAATAGCGATGAAAAAAAAAGAGGATATATTATAAGTGCCGAAAGTAACTAAAATATATGGTCCTCCTGGCACAGGTAAAACAGAGAAACTTATTAGAAGAGCGATGGCTTATATTCGAATAGGTACCCCTATTAATAGTATAGGTTATTTTGCATTTACTCGTAAGGCTGCTCATGAAGCAAGGGATAGAATGCTTTCAAAGAATCCACAATATAAGAAAAAAGAATTAAGATACTTTCAAACTTTACATTCTTTAGCTTTCCATACATTAGGTTTAAGAGAAGAAAATGTTATGCAAGATTATCACTACAACGATCTTGGAAAAATTCTAAGTATAAGAGTCAATGCTAAAAAAGATGCCGATGCTTCTCCTTATTTAAGTTGTGACAATGAATACTTTCAAATCATTTTAAAGGCCAAAGAGAAAGGGATTTCAGTGTGGGATGAATACTGTACAGGAGAACATTCTTCTAATGTAGAACCTGACTTACTTAAACACATAGAAGTAAACTATAATCAATACAAAGTTAATAATAATCTAATAGATTTTGCAGATATGATTAAGAAATTTCTATCTAAACCAGAGTTGTGTCCAAGTTTTAACACAGTCTTTATAGATGAAGCGCAGGATCTTTCTCCCATTCAATGGGACATGTATGACTTATTAAAAAATAATTCTAAAAATGTTTATTTAGCGGGGGATGATGACCAGGCAATTTATGGCTGGGCGGGTGCAGACGTAGATAGATTTATAAAAGAACCTGCTGAAGAAAAAGTACTCTCAAAATCTAGACGTATACCTATAGCCGTGCAAGAAATATCTGAAGTTATCACCGAAAGAATTCAGGGATTGAGAGCAACTAAGAATTATTTACCTAGAAATGAACAAGGTTTATGTAGTAAAATCAATAGTTTAGAGAACGTGGACCTATATAATGGTAAATGGTTGATTCTTACTAGAACAATTTCTAGAGCAAAAGAAATATGTGATTTATTGAAAGTTAAAGGTTTATATCATGAGAATAAGCATAGGAAAAGTTATGACACTAAATTATACAAAGCCATTATTAACCACAGCAAATGGTTAAATGGTGAAGATATTCCCGATACTGCTTTAGAAGATATTAAAGAGTATATGGGTGAGAGAGAATTAAAAAAAGATCTGAAATGGTATGAATGTTTTGATACCGCTTCTGCCGATGAAAAAATATATATTAGATTAATGCGATCTAATGGAGAAAAATTAAGTAACGAAGCTAGGATTAAAGTATCTACAATTCATGCAGCTAAAGGAGGAGAATGTGAGAATGTAATATTAGTATTAGATAATGCTAAAAAAATAAGAGAAGCTACGGCTCATAGTATAATAAAACGTGACGAAGAGCATAGAGTATGGTATGTAGGGTGTACGAGAGCAAAAAGAAATTTATATTTAATGAGAGCAAAAATAGAAAGGAAGGGTTACCAGTTATGACACATAAAGATATATTTAACGATTCATTTCCACAAGATAAACAGATAGGTGGATCCCATTACAAAAAATTTTTAATTCAACCTTATGAATTTATTTCAAAGAATGCTTTGTCATTCTTCCAGGGCAACGTAATTAAATATGTTTGTCGTTATAAAAACAAAGCAGGAATACAAGACCTTGAAAAAATAATTCATTACTGTGAATTAGAAATTAAAACAATGAAAGATACAGGTACGAAAAAATAATGAACCTTTTTTTACGAATAAGATTAAAATTAGAAGCTGAGAAAAAAAGAACAGAGAGACTCTATAAAGAAAATCAAGTAATGAAAAGAAGATTACTTAAATATGAAAAGCAAGGTATGCTATACCACAACAACAAGAAAGGTTTAAATGAAAGTACCTCTATTTGAAGCGCAGACAGAATGGATTGAACCAGAGTTTTATCCTGATCTAAGACAGTACGACGAGATTGCAATTGACTTAGAGACAAGAGATCCTGATTTAAAATCTAAAGGTAGTGGCGCAATTATTGGCAATGGAGAAGTTGTAGGAATTGCTGTAGCTGTACCTGGTAAAAAGTTTTATTTTCCTATTGCTCACGCATCTGGGCCAAACATGGATCGTAAGAAAACCTTAAAATGGTTTCAAGATATTTTAAATACACCAGCAGTAAAAATATTTCACAATGCAATGTATGACGTTAGTTGGATTAGATCTATGGGTCTAAAGATTCAGGGACAGATCGTAGACACTATGATTGCAGCCAGTTTAATTAATGAGAATAGATTTAGATTTGATTTAAATAGTTTAGGTTGGGATTATTTAGGCCATGGTAAAAACGAATCAGCACTTAATGAAGAAGCAAAGTCTAGAGGACTAGATCCTAAAGCAGATATGTGGCAGCTTCCAGCGCTTCATGTTGGAGCCTATGCAGAAAAAGATGCAGAACTTACTTTAGAACTTTGGCAGGTGTTTAAAAAAGAAATTACTCACCAGGATGTTGAGTCTATTTTCCAACTCGAAACGGATTTATTTCCTTGCTTAGTCGATATGCGTTTCTTAGGTGTCCGGGTAGACCTTCAAAAAGCTCAACAATTGAAGCGAGCACTAGTGATAAAAGAAGAAAACTTACTCCAACAAATAAAAATAGAAACTGGAATAGATGTTCAGCTAATGGCTGCAAGAAGTGTTGCCAAAGTTTTTGATAAGTTAAAGTTACCTTACGATAGAACTGCGAAATCAAATGCTCCATCCTTTACTAAAAATTTTATTATGAATCATGAACATCCAATTGTTAGAATGATTGCTGAGGCTAGAGAAACTAATAAGGCACATACTACATTCATTGATACCATAATTAAACATGAACATAAAGGCAGAATTCATGCCGATATTAATCAAATAAGATCGGATCAAGGGGGTACAGTGACTGGACGATTTAGTTATTCTAATCCTAATTTACAGCAACTTCCAGCTAGAAATAAGGAACTTGGACCTATGATTAGATCTATATTTATTCCAGAAGAAAAACATAAGTGGGGTAGTTTTGATTACTCACAACAAGAACCTCGTCTTGTTGCACACTATGCAGCCCTTCATAAATTCCCATCTGTCAATGATGTAATTGATAGTTATGAGAATGATACTTCAACAGATTTCCACCAAGTAGTTGCAGACATGGCTAAGATTCCTAGATCTCAGGCCAAGGTAATTAACCTAGGATTATTTTATGGTATGGGTAAAGCAAAATTACAGGCAGAACTTGGAGTATCAAAAGAAAAAGCAGCAGAATTGTTCGAGACGTACCACGCTAAAGTTCCCTTTGTTAAGCAACTAACTAATAGTGCTTCTAATCGTGCCCAGGAGCGTGGCCAGATTCGAACCTTACTGGGACGATTATGTAGGTTTCATTTGTGGGAGCCTAATCAATTTGGTATGCATAAAGCATTGCCTCATGAAGAAGCATTGCAAGAACACGGACCAGGGATAAAAAGAGCTTACACTTACAAAGCTTTGAATAAATTAATTCAAGGATCCGCAGCAGACATGACAAAAAAAGCTATGTTAGATTTATATAAAGAAGGTATAATAGCTCACGTACAAATTCATGATGAACTTTGTGTTTCAGTAAAAGATGAGAAACATGCAAAACAGATTAAAGAAATCATGGAAGACTCCGTCTCTTTGGAAGTTCCCAACAAAGTAGACTACGAATTTGGAGAAAACTGGGGTAAAATAAATGGTTGATTATGGCTTATTTAAATGCAAACATACCACCGCTTTACGCGCAAATTAGGAAGGAGTTTTTATATGACAATAAAAAACATCATGGAGAAGTTGAAGATTGTGTTATCTTTGGCATCACATCTATGGGAGGCCGTGCGATTTTATGGCACGCTCTTATGGAGAATGGTGCGATCTTTTATAGGTTGCCAATTACGGCTTTTATTCAACGTGGTTTTCAACCCGAAAATGTTCCCATTAAAAGACTTGATGAACTGGAACTTTGGAATTCTTTTAGTTATCACCCTGCTGTTACTTCTTGGGCTATTTTAAGCGCAGCTTCAGGAAAATACATAGGTAAGGATAAAAAATGGCATCACGGTACTTATCTTTTTACTGTTGACTGGGCCCACCCAGATGCTAATATCCTAGACACTGATCACTCAGAGATCCCACACGAACATAAGTGTGCACACATTATCGCTTTAGATAATGGAAATTATGCTGCTCAACCCAATAATAGATGCATTTGGGACTTACCTTCTTTTACGGTTAAGGACAATATCCCTGATTGGAAAGTCCAAACATCGGAATGGAATGTAGAAGACACGGGAAACTGGAAGACCCAGGATACCGATAATTTTTTTATGAGATAGAGGAGAAGAAAAATGATTAATAATGGAATATGTACAAGTTGCGATCATAGACATAGAGGAAAAACGAATGTTCTTTCTGTGATTGTGTGTGGCAACATCAAGAGCCTGAAAAAAAATTTTGGCTTAAAAAAATAATCAACTGGTTTAAATAAAATGATGGTTAAGTGTAAAACTTGCGGCCATGGGTGTCATTGCAGTGAAGATAAAATAGACTCCGAACACTACACGCCTTTAATGGATTTGTGTGAATGTAAACAATGTTTACATGAAGTAAAAGAAATTGAATATGAGGAGTGTTTATCATGTCAATAAAGGTAATTAATTAATATGGAGGGTGTTTATATGGAACCAGAAATGAATTACAAATTTACAGCTATATTAATAGTAGCTATATGTTTATTAGCTTTATTTGGAGGTCCAGTACGATGAAATTTACTTTAATACTATTTTTATGTTCTTTTATTAATAACGAATGCCTACCTCCACAAGAGATAAAACAACATTATAATTCGTGGAAAGAATGTACACTTGCAGCATTAGAAATATCTACAGAAATAATGTTTTCTCAAGAAGAAGAGTTTGTTAATAAAAACAAAGTAGCAACTAAATTTATATGTAGAGAAATAGGTACTATTTAATTGACTAGGAAAACTAACACAGTTTTAATTGGATTATTGGGTACAATCCTTATGGGTCTTAGCACCTGGGTAATTATTACACTCGTGGAACTCCAAGTTTTAGTAATGATGATTCAACAGGAGCTAATGGACCTTGACAAGGTTATAGGTAGAATATATTCTCATATGGACCGATTATCACAACGATGAAACTTTCCAAAAATTTCCATCTATCAGAGATGACTAAAAGCCAACAAGCTGTTCGTATGGGACTTAATAATAATCCTAGTGAGCAACAGGTAGAGAACCTAAAAACACTATGTGAGAGGGTCTTACAGCCAACCAGAGAGCATTTTGGCAAGGTTGTGACCGTGAGCTCAGGCTTTAGAGATGAGGTTTTAAATAATGCTTTAGGGGGATCTGATAACTCTCAGCACTGTCTCGGAATGGCGGCCGATATAGAAATATTTGACGTGCCTAATAATGAATTAAGTGACTGGATTAAAGAAAATCTCATGTTTGATCAATTAATATTAGAATATTTTGATCCCGCAGATGGTCCCAATTCAGGATGGGTTCATGTATCTTACAATCCTACTATCTCTTTAAACAGAAAAGAATATTTGATGGCATCTAAAAAAAATGGTAAGATCGAGTACAAACCTATTATGGGATTAAGTACAGATAGATATGTCAAATAAATTTAAAAATGTAAGTAATTCTTTTAGTAATATTGACACTGTTCAAGGTCATTGCGAAGAATGTAAAGAGTTTACTATATTAGTTGCTATTATTCCTGAGTTCTATAGATGCACAGGTTGTGGTGCAGACACTAAACAACATATCAATGGACGAATAAGATATTTAAAATTAGACGAATCAGAAATTAAATTTATAAAAGAAAACCCTACCCCTAAAAATGGCCAAGCAAAATTTTAAACTGTATGTGCCTAGAGAAGCTCCTAAAAAACGTAAGGGCATTCATAAAAAAAGTAAGAATAAGGCAGAAAAAAGGCAGAAATCTATGAAGCGTTATAGAGGTCAAGGATAAGTTAAATAAGACGCTTGACATTAAATGGAATATTTTGTAGGATATTATTTAATTAACAAATGAAAGGTTATAACAAATGACTGACTTTAATAAGTACAAAAACATATCTATCAAATTAGATGTGTACGCAAAGATAGATAAGATTAGTAAAGTCTTGGTACCTGATGATCCAAAGATCTCACGTGCTCAAGTGGTGACTATTCTTGTCAACAAGGAAGCAAAGAGACTAAACGGAAAACTAAAATAACAATAGGAGATAGAAAGTATGAAATACACATTAATAAAAAAATCAAAGTACTATAGCGGAATAGTTAAAGAAGCAGACACTTTTGATCAGGCAGTTAAATATAAGGTAGCCTCAGAGATGATGGAAGACAATCAAGATGGTCAACCCATGATTCATAAGTTTCATATCATGATAGATATTGATGATGCATTTAAGTATGTGAATGCATCAATCGATGACCACGAAAAACCTTTGATGTTAACACCTGACATGGAAGTCAAATTAACACCAGAAGGTGTTGATGTGAAAGTTGCATCATGAAGTCTGGGTATATAATTTGCACTAGATGTAAGGGAAACGGATTTTTAAGAGTCCCTTATAAAGCTGCTCGAGAAGAGGTCACCGTTCAATGTGACCTCTGTAATTCTCAAGGGGAAATTCCAGAAGGTTTAGAAGAAGAGGCAACCGATGAAACAGAAAGCATACAATAACTATACAGAAAGGAAACTAATGGAACTATTAGAAAAAAAATATCAGAACTAGAGATGCCTGTAAGAACACACAGTTCTTTCCAGAGAGCATTATTGAATCATATGCCTGAACTTAAGACAATAAAAGATTTGATTTTATCTACGGAATGGGAATTACTTAGAATGCCAGGTTTTGGTCGTAAGTCTTTAAATGATGTCAAAGATGCTTTGAAAGAAACTGGATTATATTTAGGTATGGAAGAAAAAGACTTACCTAAAGATATGGATGCTATTTCTAGAGAATTTACTTATAAGGTAATTGAGCATGCTGAAGAAGCCAGTAAACAATCTTTTGATATTATTGTTAAAAAAAACAATGGAATAGAATTGATATTGAAAAACTTTTTAACTCTCATAAAAAAATAATGATGATTTATAAAGAATCATTAGAAAGATTATTTTCATGATTAAAGGCGACAGCACAGACTACGATCTACTTACAAAATGGACTAAGAACTTTGACTGTAAAGGTTTTATGACAGCAGAGATAGGAGTTCGTGAAGGTATGGGATCTAAAATTATGATGGATAATTTAAAAAATTTCTATCTTCATATAGGAATAGATCCTTATGCTAATTTAAAATATAAACATTATGACAATGATGTAGAGGCCTATCAATGTGATTATACAGATCAAATGCGGGACACTATGTTAAATGATTTTTATAAATATAGAAATGGTGGCAAATATAGATTGTATAATGACACGGATACTAACTTTATGAATGACCATGATTTTACTAAGTCTAAATATTCTTTTGTTCATTTCGATGGTCCACATATGACTAAAGATGTAATGACTGAAGCTATTTGGTTTGCAAATCGAGCTGCACCCCATACTCGATACGTCTTCGATGATTTTCCTAAATATAATATGCAACTCATTAGAGACTGCTTAAAGTTGTATGGCTTTGAGATCATGGACCAAGGACAAAATAAAATTTGCTTAGAAAAAATTGAAAGGTTAGTTCTTTAGAATGCCTTATAAAAATTACAGAATAGGACAAAAGATAATCATAGAGGACAGTGGTAGGTTCTTGGCAGCAATGTCGACGTTGGTTCGGTTTCTTTTGATCCTGGGATTATTCGCCGTTAAACCAACAACTACCACAACAACCTATGAAAGGAATAAATAATGATTAAAGAAAATACGTATGTAGTAAATTTTTGGTTAGGAAATACTTTTGCTAAAGAAAAATTTATAAATCAACAAAGACAGAATATAAAAATTGCAACTCAAAGAGAAATAATGAAAGAAGCAGACACTATGAAGGAAGACGTAGGCGTTCCTGAATTAGTGGATATTAATTACGAAGAATTAAAAAAATTTTATTGTCCAAAAAAAGCTGGTCTTGTAAAAAAATATAAGGATGGTCTAATTGCTTTTTGTGATGAGAATGTAAAAGACATTCAAATGATGAGCATAAGTAAGTATAAAAATGAAAGTAAGATTGGTGGCCCTACTCAACATTTTATGACTATAAATAATAATACTGAATTTTTTTTAGATTCAAGGGATGCTGAATATTATAATTCAATTAAAGAAGATTTAAATTTATATGTTGGTTATAAAAAAGGTTACAAAAATAAATTGTTCCATTTTAATTTTAAAAAAATAAAGCAATTGTTAATTCTATAGACAGATTTAATAGTTATATGAAAAATGAACAAGTTGGAGGCCTATATCATAAAGACTTTGATGCGTTTATAGATGAAGACCATATAACTAGATTTGTAGAATGTTTAGGTGTGTCTGATAAATTTGAAACTCTTAAAGATGTAAAAGATGACAATTTAATTGATTCTGGCAATTACGGTGATGGTGATACAGATTACATAGTAAACCATGTAGAACAATTGGTTAACAAAGTTTCTAAGGAAGATGTTTTAAAATTAAGTTTTGAAAACTTTTTTGTTCAATAAACTTATAGGGTTATACGGTATGTTACAACATATTATATCTAGTTCGACAGAAGAAGAATTAGAAAAATTAAAAGACCAGGGTCAAATTTTTGAAAATTTAGACCTTAATAAAGAAATGTTAAATGATTCTAAAAAAATAACTTCTAGGGTTAGGGAAATAATTAAAAGTTTACCTGAAGATTCAAGCTATGAGCAATTAAAAAATATAGTAAAGAATTATCAAAACACAAACATAAAAAATTTGAAAAGAAATGGTAGTGCAAAAGATAAAAACTTTTCAATAAATACAACTGATGTTGTTATACATTTAAGTTATATATTTATTTTGTTAAAATACACTGAATTTGGAACTCATCTTCCTGGAATTGGTAAAATTAATACAGAGAATAAAACTTATACTGATTGTTATATTTTTTGGCAAAAGGTTCGTTTGTTTAATATAACTAATAGTTACATAGAACAATCTGATTTTCCAATTATGTTAGATAAGGGTAAGATAATGAATGATGAAGATCTCTATAAGGAAATATTTAATTTAGGTAGAGAACAGGCCGACATAATTAAAAATACAGAGTACACCTTAGAAAGCTGTAATATAATAAATAAGGATACTACATTAAAAATTAAAGAAATTCTAAAAGAAGCATTAAATCAAGAGTTTGGATTATTGATACCCCACAATGCTTGTGTAGAAATACCAGATGATTTTATATTTAAGTATGCAAGGTTTATAGAGTCTGAAGATTTTATTACTATTTTTTTACATGATTCTAAAGATAGGTACGCTACAGAAATGTTTGTTAAGGGAGAAGAGGATTTTAGATATTGGTTATATAATGAACACAATTTATCGGAGTATCAATCTGATGAAAGCATTGGTAATTTGTACTTAAAACTATCAGCGTGCATCAGGGATTGGAAAGTGTTGATTGAAAGAGATAGCACTATGGGTTGTAGAGGACATAGAATTCCTAAAAATGTAGACACAACACGTAAACGTTGGTTTTATTTACCTAGAGTTAAATACAATAGAAAAACAGATGAAAATCAAATTAAAAGGGAAAAATATTTTTTCTGAAACTAGAGTATTTTCTGGAGAAAGAAGAGAACACAAGAGAAGATTACAAACAGGTATGAAACCCTCAAAAGCACAAATAATTTTAGCAGAAAGTAGAGGGGTTTATATTCCGGATGGATACACTTATGTTAGAAGCAGTGTTTGGGGAAAATTAAAAAAATCTCCAAGAGAAATAAAATACAGAAGTAAAAGTATGCATGGTTTACTTTTTGCTAATGAAGAAGACATTAATAAAACAAAAGAATTAATTAATATGAGTCCAGCGAATTTTGAAGAACATTGTGAAAAATATGTCGAAAGTCTTGGGTACCAGGTATATAAAAAATGGAATTACGATGGTGGAATAGATATTAGAGGTATTAAAGATAATGGCTCTGGTTCAATTTCTGGTTCAGTTACACGTTTATTCGTTCAGTGTAAACATTATCTTGAATCAGGTAATCCCATTGGTCCTGATGTAGTAAGAGAGCTCCAAGGATCTGTTGATTTAGAAACTAAAAATATGGAAAAGTGTGAAATAAATAAAATGGTAATAACTAGCACTAGGTATACTTATAAAGCAGTACAAGCGGCTGAAGCTTTAAACATTAAATTAGTTAATACAGATCAAATAATAGGAAAGGAATAAATAATGATAAGACAAAAGAAAACAAATACTCGAGAAGAAAAAGAAATAATTCAAGACTATTTTATGGACTGTAGATTTCGTTTTCAGGACCAATATAAAGGAAAGGTTAAACTAATGGAGAAAAATTTTCCATTACATGCCATAAATAAAACTCAAATCCCTTGCTTATTAACTATGGATCTAATCACTTATTCAGAAGGTACTATGACTAAAGGAGAGTTTGCATCGTATAAAGCTTTTGTTCAAGACGTATTAAACGGGTGGAGACCTCCTCTTAAACTTGAAGTCATTGAGGGAGGAAAAAAATGATCAAATGGAATAGACAGTTTCACTACCCTAAGACTTCAAGACAAATTATAGATGGTAAGAGACATTATTTAGTTGGGGAAGAAAAATTACCGTCGGTGACTACTATACTGTCAGCTACACAGAGTGGGGAGAAGCAAGCGTCCTTGGGCGCCTGGAGGGATAGAATTGGCCATGAAGCTGCGGATAAGATTACTAAGGACGCGGCTCACCGGGGAACTACCATGCACAATATTCTTGAGCATTACATGGAAGATAAATTTATTATTGATCTAACAGAGACAGGACTACAGGCCATGAAGATGGCAAAAATAATCGTGGACCAGGGATTAACTGGTAAGATTGATGAACTTTGGTGTAGTGAAGGAACTTTGTTTTACCCAGACATGTACGCAGGTGCAACCGATGGCGCTGGTATCTACGAGGGCAAAGAAGCTATCATAGACTTCAAGCAATCTAATAAACCGAAACGTAAAGAATGGATCGAGGATTATTTTTGTCAATTAGCGGCTTATGCAATTGCTCATAACCAGATCTATGGAACCAACATACAGTTTGGAATTATTCTAATGTGTACTAAAGATTTTTTATACCAAGAGTTTCGCGTAGAAGGCGAAGAATTCAAACATTACGCGAACAAATGGTGGACAAAAGTAGGGCAATATTACAAACAAAAAGAATTACAAAAATTAGTTGACAGAAATGGTTTTTAGTCCTATATTAACCTATAACAAATGAAAGGAAAAATATGAAAACAACTAAAATAATAATAATTGAAAGTAAATTAGGAAAATTTGCTTTTACAAAAGATGAAAAAAACAATTTAATTTCTCAAGAATTTGGGGAAAAAAATCAAATATATTTTACAACTAATCTAAATGAGGGTGGAAATTTGTTGGATGATTGGGATATGGTTGATATGTTAGGATTAGATAATGAATATAAAAATATGGTTGAAAAAGCTATAGAACAATTGAAATAAAGGAGTTATGAACATTGCAGTAATGGATTTATTATTTTTAACAATTCTTACTTCGGTATGGATATGGGGGGTAGTATTATGAAAAAAAGAAAAAACTTACTCCTTTTTATTTAGATAAACAGATAAAAAATGGTATTAGAAAATTTTACTTACGAGGAAGTGAGATCCGGTCTGGAATCTTTTAGTTTTGAAGAATGGTGGGACGTTAAAGAATCTCTACATGCAAAAATACCTTCAATGGATTTGGATAAATTAAGTTTATATGATTTTAAACAAGTAACTTATCGTATGTATGGTGTTGTACCCGAGTACGATTACTTAGAAACGGTACATTAAAAAAGGATTAATATGAGAAAAATAACATTACAAAGAGAAAGAGAAAATACATTTTTTGTGGAGTATAAGTTAAATGGAGGAATAGTTACCTATAATGGAAACACACAACAAATAAAAAAAGTATTAGATGAAGATATTGGAAAAAATAAATATATATTAAAATATGACAGCAAGTAGAAAGGATTTCAATGCCGGTTTAAAGAAAGCTAAGAACTGGGACGGTAAATCTAGAGTATCCAATGATGCCTATAGAGATAACTGGAACAGTATCTTTGGTAAAAAGGAAAACGATGAGTTAGCCGAGTCTTATGAACAAAGTAAATTAAACAAAAAAGAAAGGGAGAAAATATGAAGGAACTAGCAAAAACAAATAAGGAAAATATGACCATAACATTATATCCAGATTTTATGGGTTATAAAGAAAATGGTTATGAAGTAGATGTAGAAATGCAAGGCCATACTGCATGGGTAAATCATTTAATGAAAAAAATTTGGTACAAAGATAATTACAAACTTCAAGACGCATTTGATAAAAACTGGAGAGAATTAATGGAAAAGGGGGACTAATGAAAAAAAGAGGAAAAGTAATGCCACGGGCTAAGTATGCATCTATAGAAAATAGATTTTTAGATGTAAGATTTTCAGGACTTGAAGATGCTATAAATGCTCAGGATAATTCTAAATTAAAAGGTAAAAGAAAAAATATAAAAGATGATTACTTTCAATCTGTTTATGGTGCGACAAGTTTTGATATAAAAAAACATAAGTCTGGGGCACCTTTAAATTATAGAGAAGGTAGAGAACCTTATGATTTTAATGATACCTTAAATAACTATCAAGAAGACGCTTTATATACAGGTCATGCAACTTTACGTATGTACCGACATTATAGAGGTAAGAGACATTATTACTTGATAACTATAGAAGACATACCTGAATACGAGGAAGATAAACAATAAAGAAAGGGAGAAATAAAATGTCAATAAAAAATAGAATAGTGTTTAAAGGTAAGTTGAAAGACTACCCTGGGGCTGAGGCATTGACAGGCAGCACGGCCACAGTAGGGTTGAACACGGACCATGGAAAAGGTGTTACAATATGTAAGGCAAAAGATTGTAACAATACGTTATATGGCTGGACAAGTCCCACAAACAAAGAATATTGCCTTGATTGTGTCTAATTTCTTATAGTATTTTTCTGTCTATAAGGATTGTAACAAAACGCTGTTACAATAAACAGGCACCTATATTGCCTAAAATTCCTTATTAATAGCGGTTTATTTATGATTGTGTTTAAATTAAGGCAACTTTTTATGTATTAGACTTTTTTTGTCCAAGAAAAGTTTTTTTGTTTTTCAATTTCCAAAACGCTGTTACAATGGTTACAATCGGTTTTGAAACACTATTATTCGCTAATACCAACACTTATAGACGATAATTTTGTAACAAAACGCTGTTACAATGCTGTTACAGCTGTTACAAAATACTATTATTCGCTAATACCAACACTTCTAGCAAACCCGTACGCGAGAATAAGTTTTTGATGTTTTGGAAAAAAAGTTGTCTAGAGAAAAAACCTATACGTGGTAAGATGGGTTATGAAAAAAAAGAGAATTAAGAATAGAAAAACTATCCCTTTGAATACTAAAAATCTAGGTGATGATATATCTGCATATCCATTTGTAGAAATTCAGTGGTTAGATATTGAGGGCGACGCTGGATGGAGTAGTACAAAAGATTTAAAAAGAGAACAATTACCTACATGTGTATCTAAAGGCTACTTACTAAGTCAAAGTAAAGGGGTTACTAGAATATTTACGGATTATATATTGCATAAAGATAAGCCTACATTTGAAACGATTGGTAACACTTGTATAATTCCAACAGCAGTTATACAATCTATAAGAAAGATTACTCTTTAATCTCTTCAACTTCGGCTTCGGCTTCAATTTCGACCACCTCTGCCGTACTATCAAAAATAGGTTTGTAATTCTTTAAGGCTTGTTCTAACATTTTATCTAACTCTGATTCGTCAACATTATCTAAATTTTTATGTAAATGTAAGCTAGTATTGTTTTGGAAACCACCGGCTTTACCTCTAGCTATTTCCATATTCCCCGCAGCACTCCAGGCCTTATTCTCTCGAGCTTCGTCTCTAATCTTGCCGAGCTCTGCTAAATGCTTCTCGTAGGTAATATCATACTTCTTTATCTTCTCTGCTCTGAGTCTTCCTATGTACTGAGCAACTAAAGGATAGAGTAAAGGGTTTTGTAACTTACTAGCGGACACATAAGCGGAGTTCTCTTCATACCCAGCTTCTATTGCACACTCAGTATTTGTTTTTCTTCCCTCTTCCGAGATAATTAAATTGGCAAACTTAATTTGTTTTTCTGTAAGTCTTTTTGGTAAACCCATGCTTGCAATATAATATATTTTTGGTATATATTCAAGCTACAATGGTTACAGGAAAGATGTTTAGAATGGCACTGGATAAGTTTTTTCAAGCTCCGGTTGCCCAAGAGGCAAGAGTTCAGATCTGTATGCCTGACGGTCAAATGTATGACATCAAAGAAATTAAGTTGATGGAAACAAACTGTTTGGAGTACGAGAGACTCATCGATTGGTCCTAACCACCTATAAATCCAAATGGAAAATGGGTGAAGTTATGAAGAAAATTGACTAGCTTTAATACACCTCACTTAGCTTAAAAATGATTAAAGGTGAGACTAAATTTTGGCATGAAATTAAAGCGTTCAACATTAAAAATAATTGCGAATTATCATTTACACGCGTGGAAAATAGTGCTGCACTTGGGACTCCTGATCTATTGGTGTATAATAATTCTGGCCACTTTTTCACTATAGAATTAAAACTAATTTCAACTAAAAAAATTCGTTTCTCACCACACCAAATTGGCTTCCATATCCGACATCCACACAATAGTTTCATCATGCAAAAGGCCCTCGGTCCTTTGTCCATAAAACTTTATGGGGGATCCCAGATAGAAGATTTAATATCCGGTTCACCCGAACCTCTGGCCGCGGGCCTCGAGTCAAGCTTTAAATTTCTACAAAAAGTTTAACGTCCTACAATATCCTATGTCCACGGTCAACGACCAAAGTGTCGCGGTCAGCGGTCAGCGGTCAGCGGTCAGCGGTCAGCGGTCAGCGGACAGCGGTCAGCGGACAGAGAGGAGCATGTGGGCGGGACCCACCCTTATTTTTTTTTTTCCACGTGGAACACGGCTTGTTGGCTTGTGGCCTGTGGCCTGTGGCTTGTGGCTTGTGGCTTGTGGCCTGTGGTGCGTGCTTGTGGGCGGGACCCACCCCTATTTTTCTTTTCACTTACAGTAATAATGTTCGTATTTACACTTAGGACAAAAAACTTTGTTGCATCCGTCCTCTTCTAATATGTCTTTTTCATCGTCTTTGCTTGCGACCCGTTCCGCCCAATTTTCAGACGTGTGACCGCAATCTAAACATTCGTTTAACTCATTTTTTTCTCCTGGTATTATTTCCCATCTCATATTTTCCTTCTTTCATGTTGCTTGAGGGCTGGAGGAATACTTCCAGCCCTCTATCCTTTTGGGATTCTTATTTCCAGAGATCGCCCGAAATATCATTCGGTTCTTTAAGATCCGAGGATCCGACAATAGGCTGGTCAATTCTACCCTTAGCCAGCAGCACACGTTCACCGCCCGAACCTTGGTGGGGTCTTCTCCAGACCTCGTAGCTGTCTACCCAATTGCCGTCGCCGTCTTTTTCTCTGCTCAAAGTAGTTACAATTTTACCCTGGAAGCTCTGAGCCTCCACGGTTAAACCGTGGTGACCTCGAGCCGTGGGTTGTGTTTTTCTGGCAGAGTCTGAAATTACTCCATAAAAGTGACTCATATTTTTTTTTCTTCACCTCCGACTCTTTCCATGTATTACCGTTGGCAATGCATGCTGTCCCCTTGGCCCCGGTAAGTGAATATACTTTTCCGTCTTCAGGTTTATTTTCTTCTACTTTAATATACTCTGTTCCATAGTAATCATTCATTTGTTGTATTATATTTTTTTTAGTCATATTTTTTTCTTTCCTTTAAAACTAGTGTAGCGTCTTCTAGTCTTTGGTTGTCTTCATCCGTATTTATAAAGCTCGATATAGGTTGACTCAAGGCTTTAATCATAGCCTTGATTTCCCAAGTAGCTTTTTTCTTAAGGTGTCCATTTTCATATATTCCTTTTTGTTAAGTGTTAAAATATATATAGGATATTAAGGGACATAATACAAGATCCGCGGACAAAATAAAAAGAAATAAACTTCTTGACACCTCCTACAATATCCTTTACACTTGGACGGCGGCTGGGGATGGTGGTATATATTACAGAGGAGAGCGTGTGGGCGGGACCCACCCTTAGCCATGTGATATTTGCATGTAGCTACATCTTGTGTGTCAAGAAAAAAAATTTACTAGATGTAGAGGAGAGCATGTGGGCGGGACCCACCCGTGGCTTGTGGTTTTTTGTGAGAGGTGCTTGTGGGCGGGACCCACCCGGGGGGGAAGCGCTTGAAAAAAAAAACTAGGCTCGACTTAACCCGAGAACCTATGGCGTGGGCTTTACGTCCTACTTTGCCACATAGGTTCACGGGTCAAGTCTGGTCAAGCGTTGGAAGCGAACATAACTAGATTACTAGTATATTGATGACCCCGCATTCCAATCTAGGTCACGCTCGTTGCTTGACCTCGATTTGTGGAAGGTTAAGCGTTGGTTAGGATAATCCCCACTACTAACTTTACCTTCCATAGATTAGACTAGTACAATTTAGTTTTTCAACTTATATCCCCTAGCAACTAATCCCAGATTCGAGGCATGCTCCTAACTTAGTAGGGCGGACATAAAATGTCCTGTCAATCTCGAATCAGGGATTAGCCCCACTGAAGCCGTCCGGTCATAGTGGGTCTAATCCTACTTGCTTTTACTGGTGCAAGTCCCATTAAGATTTATAGTTTTAAGAGCCGATAAATCCTCAAATGAGGGCTAAATACAGTTATAGGTTATTATAGGATAGTAATCAAGTACTATAGTGTCGCACCCCAGAGAAGAGCATGTGGGCGGGACCCACCCAAGAAAAAAAAATAAAATAAGGATTCGCGTATAAAGTGAAGAGTTTGCCTTAATGCTGACACATTCCTCCTATATAACATAGGATATGGTACATTGGACGATACAGACGATACATTGGACGACTCGCGCACAGGTTGAAACTATTTTTGATCTTGCCATAATGTTGCCACATTTGTATCCCATAATGTCCCTTAAGATGTTTCACGTGAAACATTATAACTTAACGAAAGGACTACTATGAGTAATGAAAAAAAATGGGAGGGCTTCACAGATAAACAAATAGCCCAAGAAATCTTAATTGATGCCTTGGATTTTGCTTTAACTGAAGAGCACCACTCTATCGATACTGATCTTGGTAAATTAGAAAACCAAGATAGTAGAAGTAAGATGAAAAGAGTTAAGAAGATTTTAGCGGGAATGTCTCACAAAATCTTTTTGGCTTATGGCCACACTAATGATCTTGATATGTCGGGACATCCAATCTTAGAAAAGTTTGGAGAATTTGACATTGAACAGAAACCTATGACCATTACAAAAATGGTTACGGAAAAGTGGAAACCAAAAAAGGTAGCTTAATGCAGATCGACGAATCTACATTAAAACCTAAAAAGGGAGTATCCCAGGCCGCTAGATACGGCGTCCTGGGGGTACAATTAGGTAAGCCCCTTTATGATACCTTAAATGAGTACTGCGAAAAAAAAGGTATTGTTAAAACTAAATTAATTAGAGCCTTAGTCGAGGCCTATTTAAAAGATAATAAATAAACATGACTCCCAGGCCCATATGGGCCTGGGAACAGAGAAGAGCATGTGGGCGGGACCCACCCAAAAAAAAGAAAAAAATGGACCACTACATGTTGTGTCTAAGTTATCCACAGGCACAAGAAGGTCAAATTAATTCTTTACAGCTATCCAACAATATCCTATAAGAGATATAACTTAACTTAACAATAGGAATACGACATGAAACCAATACGACAACCAGAACTAACTTTCTTTAATAAAATTATTGAGGACAAGTTTAAACATAAAAGACAAGCAGTCGAAACAGAAATAACAATCGAAGCCCAAAAACTAGCGGATAAGCAAGCGCCTACAATGGCTAAACAATGTGGCGTTGATGGTGATCTTAAAGCGTTAAAAATTGCATGCGATAAATATAAAACATTTATTGAAAGCAAAAATGCAACCGAAGACAAATTGTTTTCCGATGTCCGAGATCAAATGAAACAGGTCAGTTCTAAATTAGAACGTATCGGTATGGCTAGAGCATGGGATCAAGTATTCGATGGCTACGATTGTCGAGAAGATGGCGTTGAATACTTTGTGCAAAAACTAAATAACTGCTGTTATGATGAGGCGTATAAGTCTGTTAAGGCTAATCATAAAGTTTATAATATCATAAAAGACAAGAAGAGCGAGTGTGAAATTGTGCTACATACTGGAAGCGATATCAATTCCACTATTTCAACTCTTCAAAAAGTTATGAAGACAGTTGATATTGATTTGCCAGTACCTAGTCACTTACTACAACTGGCAATCAAATAGAGTTCGTTAAGCCCTAACCACGTACCGAGAATAAATGCTCTCGGTACGTGTACAACCTGAACGAGAAAAATAGAGAAGAGCGTGTGGGCGGGACCCACCCGAGAAAAAGGACACTACATGTAGTATGTTCTACATGTAGTATGTGAAATATATCTTGACACAAGATATAGAGGGAAGAGCATGTGGGCGGGACCCACCCATAAAAAAGAAAAGGGCCAACACTACATGTTGTGCCAAAGTTATCCACAGGCACAAGAAGGTCAAATTAATTAATTTAGTTGTTTACTCTATAGGATATTCTGCTATTATGATTTTATATTAACTTAACGAAAGGAATAATATGCCGTTAGAAGTACACTACGTAAATGACAAGTCTTGGGACGCTGAGGCAAAAAAGTTTTCTGATCCAAAGATCAGACAAGAAGCTGATGACATCGGTCATTTGTTAATGACGATCGGAGTTTCAGAGATTTCTGAAAAGACGATTAATGAAATTGTTATCCGTAAAATAATCTTGGATAGATTATACGGTGACAAGAAAACGTCAGCTGAAACCTACAAGGTTCCTCTTCAGAGGCACATGGGTTTAAAGATTGAGGGGAGATGGGCGAGCAACGAAACTCGTTGGAAATTTACTTCACGTCATGCCAAGGGTATGATGCGGGATGTCTCCAACTCCGTCTTGGACTAGTTCGTTAAGAACAAAGGGTGTGCATAAACAGCATTGCAGTTCTTGCATACCCTATCCTACATTATCCTATGCAGTATCTGCATACCTCTTCAGGTTGTATAGAGGAGAGCATGTGGGCGGGACCCACCCGAGAGGGGACCCTGAAGGAACTATATCGGAACTCAAACGTTTGCTTATTAAGTCGTTGGGGGGTTTAATTTATAGGGGTCCCAAGTCTACCCTTTAGTGTTTGTTTTACTCAGCTTTACGTGTAGAATACTTTATCACCCATATTTAAATATATGCTAACAATAGAAAAAATAAATAAAATCGCTGATCCTGTTGAAAGAAGAAAGTTAAAGATACAGATCATTCAACGAAGTAAAGCAAAACAATTGAAGAAAGTCCGTACGGATTTTTTATCTTTTGTAAAGCACATGTGGCCAGATTTTATAGAGGGGTCCCATCATTCGACCATAGCAGATAAATTTAATAGATTAGCAACAGGTGAATTAAAACGTTTAATTATAAACATGCCCCCCCGGCATACTAAATCTGAATTTGCTTCCTTCTTTCTTCCTGCATGGATGATTGGAAAAAATCCTAAGTTAAAGATCATTCAAGCAACTCACACTGCAGAACTTGCAGTGAACTTTGGTCGTAAAGCAAAGCACTTAATTGACTCCGAAGATTATCAAAATATTTTTCAAACGAGATTGCAAGAAGACTCTAAAGCCGCGGGCCGTTGGAATACATCCGATGGGGGTGAATATTTTGCAGTGGGTGTCCAAGGTGCGGTGACCGGTAGAGGTGCTGATCTACTCATCATTGATGATCCTCATTCAGAGCAAGATGTAAACTCACCTAATGCATTTGAGAAAGCATATGAGTGGTATACCAGTGGACCGCGGCAAAGGCTTCAACCTGGAGGAATTATTGTTTTGGTTATGACACGTTGGTCAACAAAAGATTTAACACAAAAATTAGTAAATGCACAAAAGGAAGAGAAAGCAGATCAATGGGAGGTAGTAGAGTTCCCTGCAGTTTTACCTAATGGCAAACCGGTCTGGCCTGAATATTGGAAGATCGAGGACCTCGATTCTGTGAAAGCTTCAGCAGGTATCGCGAAATGGAATGCACAGTACATGCAGGATCCAACAAGTGAAGAAGGAGCTCTAATTAAAAGAGAGTGGTGGAAAGATTGGGAACATGATGAGATGCCAAAAAATTGAACATATTATTCAAAGCTATGATACTGCTTAATTTAAAAAAAGAAACTGCCGACTATAGTGCTATAACCACCTGGGGTGTTTTTCGTCCCAATGAAGACGCACCGCGGCAATTAATATTATTAGATTCTTATAAAGCAAGATTAGAGTTTCCAGAGTTAAGGAGAGTGGCCAAAGAACATTATGATTACTGGCATCCTGAAACAGTTATTATTGAAGCCAAAGCTTCGGGACTACCTTTAATGTATGAACTTAGACAAATGGGAATTCCAGCAATGAACTACACACCGTCTAAAGGACAAGATAAAATTGCTAGAGTTAATGCAGTCTCTCCTATGTTTGAGGCGGGACAAGTTTGGGCACCTTTGCATAAACAATTTGCTCAAGAGATGGTAGAAGAATGTGCAGCTTTTCCTTACGGCGATCACGATGATTTAGTTGACTCCATGACCCAAGCTCTGTTAAGATACAGACAGGGTGGATTATTAGATCATCCAGAAGATTATAAGGATGAGAAACAACCAAAACGAAAAAAGAAGTATTATTGGTAATGAAAGAAATAAACCATGCAGCTATTATGTGGAATAAAACTGGATTAGAGTACTGGAAGAAGGTATGGTATGAACTTGTAAGGAAATTTGCTAATGAAAAAAAACCCAACTCTCACTAAAAATATGTTGAACGTCAAATGGGATCAAATCCCACCATTAAGTGGCCCTGAGCCTAGAGGCTTGATTAATGAAACAAAACAAGCTAAACAAAGCAATAGCGTTTCACAATTGGAGAAAATAAATGGCAGATATAGACAAAGCATTAAACGAAGTTAGAACTTCGGTTGAAATACCAGGGCCCGAGGAACAAGTCGAGGTTACTGAGGAAATTCAAGAATCAATACCTGATGAGGGTGACACAGAGATTACACCTACAGAAGATGGCGGTGTTGAAATTAATTTTGAACCTGGAGCCTATAACCAAGCACAGAGTGAAAACCACTTTGACAACTTAGCAGAGTTACTACCAGAGGATGTTTTAGGTCCTCTAGGTTCAGAATTAAATTCAAATTACATGGACTACAAAGAGTCTCGTAAAGAATGGGAACACACTTATATTACAGGCTTAGATTTATTAGGATTTAAATACGAAAATAGAACCGAACCTTTCGCCGGAGCAGCAGGTGCAACTCACCCCGTTCTTGCAGAAGCGGTTACACAATTTCAAGCCTTGGCTTACAAAGAATTACTCCCGGCCGACGGACCGGTAAGAACACAAATTATCGGTGTGCCCACTCCTGAAAAAGAAATGCAATCAGAGAGAGTTAAAGAATATATGAACTGGCAGTTAATGGACCAGATGAAAGAATACGAACCTGAGTTTGATCAGATGTTATTTTATTTACCTCTTGCAGGTTCTGCTTTTAAAAAAATTTACTATGATGCTTTATTAGGTAGAGCCGTTTCAAAATTTGTACCTGCTGAAGATTTAGTGGTACCCTATTCTGCAACTTCGTTAGAAGATGCAACAGCAGTAATTCATGTTGTTAAAACTTCTCAAAACGATTTAAGAAAACAACAAGTTAATGGTTTCTACAGGGATATAGAATTAGGGGAACCTGCAGATGTAGAATCTGAGCTAGATAAAAAAGAAAGAGAGTTAGAGGGAATACAAAAAACTAAAAACGAAGACCTCTATAATATTTTAGAATTTCATATGGATTTAGATCTAGAAGGTTTTGAAGATAGAGATGATGAAGGTGAATTTACAGGAATCAAACTTCCTTACATTGTAACTATCGAAGAAGCAACTCGTGAAGTTTTATCTATCAGAAGAAACTATGAACCCGCTGATCCTTTAAAGAAAAAAATTTCTTATTTTGTACATTTCAAATTTTTACCCGGCCTAGGTTTTTATGGCTTTGGTTTAATCCATATGATTGGTGGACTAAGCAGAACTGCAACAGCAGCTCTTAGATCATTACTTGATGCAGGAACTTTATCTAACTTACCCGCAGGTTTTAAAATGCGAGGAATTAGAATTAGAGATGACGCGCAAGCGATTGCTCCCGGCGAATTTAGAGATGTGGATGCTCCAGGTGGAAATATAAAAGATGCCTTTATGGCACTTCCATTTAAAGAACCTTCTCAAACTCTATTACAACTAATGGGGGTCGTAGTATCGGCTGGACAGCGTTTCGCGTCTATCGCCGATCTTCAAGTAGGTGATGGGAACCAGCAAGCAGCAGTGGGTACGACCGTAGCGCTTCTGGAAAGAGGAAGCAGAACAATGTCCGCGATTCATAAAAGAATTTATGTGAGTCTTAAACATGAGTTCAAAATGCTAGGTAGAATATTTAAAACATATTTACCAGCAGAATATCCTTACGATGTTGTAGGAGGAACCCGACAAATTAAACAACAAGATTTTGATGACAAGATAGATATTTTACCAATAGCGGATCCTAATATTTTTTCTCAGTCTCAAAGAATATCAATTGCTCAAGCTGAGTTACAACTAGCACAATCAAATCCGCAAATGCATAATATGTATAATGCGTACCGTGCAATGTATGAAGCATTAGGTGTAAAAAATATTGATACTATTTTAGTTCAACCCGAAAAACCAACACCGATGGATCCTGCTGTAGAAGCAATTCAATCGTTGGGAGGAAAATCTTTCCAAGCTTTTAAAGGACAAGACCATAGAGCTCACATTACCGCTCACTTAAACTTTATGTCTTCTTCAATGGCTAGAGGAAATCCACAGATTACAGCTTCAATGCAAAAAAATATCTTTGAACATATTAGTTTGATGGCATTAGAACAAGTTGAAGTAGAGTTTCAAGAACAAATTATGCAGATGCAACAAATACAACAGATGATGCAACAAAATCCTCAAATGCAACAAGATCCAATGATACAACAACAGATCATGGGCCTAACGATGCAGATTGAAGCTAGAAAATCTGTATTGATTGCAGAAATGTTTGAAGATTTTGCTAAAGAAGAGCAACAAATGTTAGGTGAATACTCAAATGATCCTATTGCTAAGTTAAAAGCAAGAGAATTGGACATCAGAGCTAAGGATGATTTTGTAAAAGCACAACAAGCTCAAGAAAAAATCAACTTGGATAGAATGAAAGCTATGATGAACCAAGAAAACAAGGAAGATAAAATGGAACAAAACGAAGATTTAGCAGAATTACGTGCTGCAACGTCTATCGCTAAACAAGAACTAGCTAATCGAAGCAAAGAGAACGATTTTGGTAGAAATTTTAATAAAAAATAAGTATAAACACATTAAGGAGAAAATATGGCTATAACAAAAAACAAAACAACAGCAGATGGATCTAAAGAAATCGCAACTCCAGAAGTTAGAACTGAAATCGATCCTAGATCTAAGATTCTTACTAACCAAGAGAGCCCTTACAACAGAATAGCTGTTGGGGACGAAGTGGACGTTAGAGGAACTAAAAGAATGCTGAAATCTAAAAGTAAAAAAGCTACTTGGTACTAACATGTGGTTCTCGGCAATTAAATTAGCCGTTTCTGCAGGCTCACACATTTACAAAAATAAGCAACAGACAAAAATGCTTATGTCGGATGCTGCTATGAAACATGCTCAGAAAATGAGTACGGGAGAATTAGAGTATTCTGGAAAATTACTAGAAGCGAGACAATCAGACTGGAAAGATGAATTTATTTTAGTTTTATTGTCGATTCCGATTGTAATGTTAGGCTATTCTGTATGGTCAGATAATCCTGTACATATGGAGAAAATGGAGTTATTCTTTTTTCACTTTGGAAATTTACCGTTTTGGTACCAAACAATTTTTGTAGGGGTCATTGCATCTGTCTATGGACTTAAAGCAACAGATCTGATAAAAAGAAAATAACTTAGGAGAATAATTATGGCCAATAGACATTTTAATAAACAAACTACAAATACTAGAAAAGCTTTAGCAAAAGGTGGACCAGCTGAAAAAGGTGGACGAGCTGAAAAACTTGATATACTAAAAGAATTAAAAGAAAGTCAAACTACAACAACTACACGTCCTAAACCTCCTAAAATTAAAGGGAAATAACTTAAAGGAAAAAAATAATGGCTACAAAAGAAAATAGAGAAAAAGAAGCTAAAAAACTTAAATATAAAAAAAATGGGTTTTGGTAAAATGATGGATTCTGGTGAAATTGATTTTGAAGATGGAAAAAAATCTTCAAAAAAATCTTTTGAACACCCTATGAAGGAAGAAAGATTTCAACAAACAGCGAAAGCTAGATTAAAAAAATCAGGCCTGGAAGATTCAGAAATTGGCGACCCAAGAACTGACATAAAAGATTATGCTAAAGGTGGCAGAGCCGGTTATAAACACGGTGGCATAGCTAAACGTGGTCACGGTTGTGAAATTAAATAAGGAAAAAAATAATGGCTAAAGCCAAAGGTCTATGGGCCAACATCAACGCTCGTAAGAAAGCCGGTACTTCAAGAAGTAAAAAAGATTCTACAATAACAAAGAAAGCTTACGCTAATATGAAAAAAGGTTTTCCTAAAAAAACGAGTACAGCATAATGGCTACTGCAGCTTGGACTAGAAAAGAAGGTAAAAATCCTAAAGGTGGATTGAATGCTAAAGGTAGAGCTAGTTATACAAAAGGAACTTTAAAAGCACCCTCAAAAGAAGTAGGAAATAAAAGAAGAGCTTCGTTCTGTGCTAGAATGGGTGGAATGAAAAAGAAATTAACTTCTGCTAAAACAGCCAGAGATCCTAATTCAAGAATTAATAAATCATTAAGAGCATGGAACTGTTAATGATAGATAGATTCCTATATAAATTTTTTGGAGTTATTGATAATTTCTTTGAGTGGTTGACAGCTCCCAGATGCAAATGTAAATCAAAAAAAAGAAAAAATGAGAGACACAAAATCAATTGAAAGTTTTTTAAAAGAAAATTACAGAAAAATAAAACAAATGAGTTTATTCAGACACTTAAAAAAGAAGTTGAAACAGGTGCTAATGGAACTCAAGACTATGTAATAAAAAAAGGCGAAAACAAAGATAAACTAGCTAGAAAATAGAAAGGTTAAATATGGACGATTTAGTATTAATTCAAAAAAT